CGCAATTGATCGATTTGCGCGAAGTCCGCGGCGCGGCGCGTCAGGTGTTGGACGTGATGACCGTTGGTTCCGACGTTGTGCAAATGCCGCGGCGCACGGGTGGCGTGACGGTGTATTGGCCGGGTGAAGCGGGTTCAATCACCGCGTCCGATCCGACGTTGAACAACGTGCAGGTTGTCGCAAATAAGATGACCGCGTTCACCACCGTGTCCAACGAATTGTTGAACGATTCCGCGATTTCGTTCGCGGATTTCGTGGCGCGTGAACACGCGTATGCAATGGCCGACAAGGAAGATGAGGCGGTGTTCAACGGTGATGGCACGTCAACCTATGGCGGCCACACCGGATTCCGTTCCAAGATTGCAAGTCTTTCGGGAACGGTTGCCAATATCGCCGGATACGTTGTCGGTTCAGGTTCATCCTATTCCGCGTTGACGTTGGCCGATTTTGAGGCGGTGGTTGGCCGCGCGCCTTCCTATGTCGATTCCGCCAACCCGGTGTGGGTTGTTCACAAGGAATTCTATTGGAACGTGATGGCGCGCCTTGCGTTGGCCGCGGGCGGTGTCACGTCGATTGAAATTGCAAACGGAATCCGCCAACCGATTTTCCTTGGCGCGCCCGTTGTGTTTTCGCAGGTCATGCCGCGCATCACCGCCGGAACGCAAATTTGCGCGTTGTATGGCGCGTTCAACCTTGCGGCCAAGGCGATTCAGGTTGGTGGCGGAATGCAAATCGCCACGGATGCGTCCGTTGGTTTCCAATCCGACACCACCGCGTTCCGCGGTGTGAACCGTTTCGGTGTCACCGTTCACGATGTCGGCAACGCATCGGGAACGCCCGCATCACGCGTCCCGGGCGCGGTTGTGTGTTTGGCCACGTCGTAACATATTGAAAGGATTTCAGAAATGATTGATACACAAAACATCAAATTTGCGGCGATGTTGTCACCGATCAGCGTGAACGGAACCGCGGCCACAACCACCGAGGTTGATACCCTTGGTTTTGACTACGCCACGGTCATTGTTCAATCGGGCCTGTTGGGTGCAACCATGGATGAATTGTCCGTGGGCCATTCCGACACATCGGGTTCAGGTTTCGCGGCCATCACGGGCGGAACGTTCGTTGATCCGGTCACGTCAACCGATGACAACAAGGTGTTTGTTGCGTTCATCGATTTGCGCAAAACCAAGCGATATTTGAAATTGGTTGCGGATCCGGGCGCGGCGGCATCGTTGGTTTCTTCGGTGTGTCTGTTGCACCGCGCGGAAGTCACGCCCACCACCGCATCCGAACGCGGATTGGCGCAACAGTTGATCCCGTAAACTCTTCCCTTTCTTTCGCCCGTTGCCGCGGTGAAAATCGCGGCGCGGGATTTGATCAACCGTTGACATTGCAACAAGGGGAACAACATGGGCGCGGGCGTGCGAATTGGTGGGAACATTACGGGCGGCCCGGTGTGCTATGCCGGATACGCTCAAACGGATTGGGTTGTTGTTCATTCCGATTTGACGGCAACCGCTGAAACATCAACGGTGTTGCGCACACCCGCGACATATTCCAACAGCAATGTGAAACCGTGCCGTGTGCCACCGTGGGCAAATCGCGTGTTGGCGCGTGCGCGGTATTCGGTGGGAATCACCGCGATTGCAACGCCCGCGGCGGTTTCGTTGTATGGTGTATATGGGCCGGAGTCGGGATACACGGAATCAACGGGCGCATTTGCCAATGATGGCACAATGCGATTCATGCGGTTGGATTCGGTGACCATGAGTACCGTTGGCACAAGTTACGGTATCGACGGAACAAATAACATCAGGGATTCGGTATACAAATACACCGACGTGAACGGCGAAATCAGCGGAACCAATTTGCAGGTTGGTTGCGGTTTCGATTTGCGCGGGTGTTCATGGGTGTTGCCGTTGACCACAACCGCCGCGGCATCGATCACGGGAACGGGTTCAACCGTTCAATTGGAAATTGCGTTCGTCAATTATGTTCCGATGACCGCCGCGCCATTCGCGTGAACGTGGGGTGAACCGTGGCAATCGTCACGTTGGCCGAATACAAAACGCATGCAGGGATCACCGGAACCGCGGACGATAGCCGGTTGCAAAACATACTTGATGAGGCGCACGCGGCATTGCGCCGCATGTGTGACCGTGATTTGTCAAACGGGTTTGAGGCGGCAACGCGGACGGAAGATTATAAAACCGATTCCGGGGAATTGTCATTGCGTGAATTCCCGGTGTCATCGGTCACATCGATAACACCGATCAACGATGACAACACGTTGGGTGATGCGATTGATTCCACCAAATACCGATTGGATGCGCGGTTCGGAATCGTCACATACAACGGAACGCAAAACGGACGCGTTGTTCGTGATGCCGATTCGGATCGTGAAGTGATTTCAACATGGCAATGGATGCCGCGGTGGGGCCGCGTGCGTGTGGTATACGTCACCGCCGCGCCCGCGGCGGATGTGAAGGGCGCGATTTGCCGAATGGTTGATGGGTTGTATTCATCTATCGGGCGTGATACCGCGTTGCGTTCGCAATCGTTGGGTGCGTATTCCGTCACATACGCCACACCGGATGAGGCGGCGCGCGCGCAATTGCATTTGTTCAGCACGTTCCGCGGCGCGGGGGTGATTTGAAATGCCGATTGCCGGGTCATCAATGCCGATTCCGTTGGGGTTGTTGCAACAATCCGCGACGGTGACAACGCGAACAGCGGGGCAAGAAACATCCGGCGCGTTTGAATTGACGGCATCGACAACGTACACCGTTCGTTGTTTCGTGCAACCGAGTAGCACATCCGATTCCGCGATCTACAAACGCGAAACGGGCACAACACAAATCACGATCTTTCTTGCGCCGACAACATCAACGGGAACCAACACGGGTTCAATCATCAACCACATTGCAACCATCACGGTTGATGGTGTGGTGTATCAGGTGACGGGCGAACCGTTGAATTTGTGTTCAGCAGGGCGCGTATATCAATTGAACGTATTCCGGGAAACATGAATGCCGCGGTTTGATTTCGCACAATGGCAACCGTTCATTCAGGCTACCAAAATTGCCGCGGGGTTTGGCGTGCAACGGATGGCGGAACGCGTTGTGCGGCATGTGCAGGAATCATTCCCGGCAATGGGAAAATACAAACCGTCACCCGTAGGTTCACCGCCCGCAAAAAAACGTGGCGCATTGCGCGATTCGATCACATACCAAATGCGCAACCCGGTTGTGGCGCGTGTGGGGTCATCTATCAAATACGGGGCATTGCACGAATTCGGCGGAACGATTCGGCCCGTCACCAAAAAGTTTTTGCGCGTTGCCGTCAATGATCAGGCGAAAGAATTGAACCTGCAAATTGGTACGAAATCGATTCGTGATGTTGGGCCGTTCCGCATATTCAAATCCAAACGCGGGAATTTGATGGCGGTTGGCGTTGACGCGAAGAAATCGCGGCAATATTTCACGAATGCCGCGGGCAAACGCGTTGAACAAATCCGTTCCAATGCGCCCGTGTTCGTGCTGAAACCATTGGTGCAAATGCCCAAACGCCCGTTCATGCGGCCCGCGTTGGAATGGTCACGCAACAACGCGGACATGCGCAATGCGTTTGTTCGCGGGATCAATTTCGGATTCAAACGGGCGGGGTACACCGCGAAGATTCGGGGGGTTGAATGAACGGCGCGGTTGTAGCGCGGGCGGTACTCACACGCATTCAGGCGGATTCCACGTTGTATTCCGGCGGTGCGTGGACGTCCGCATGTGCGGGAGGTGTCGCGTTCAATCGCGGCAACCCGTCGGCATTGGTGTTCCCGTTCATTGTCTACGGCATCACATGGACGGCGGACAACAATTTCACGGGCATTGAGGGCGTGTGCAATTTGACGTTCACCGTTTATGATGAAGACGCACGCGGATTGGATCGCATTGAGGTTTTGATTGATCGGTTGATTGGTGATGCCATGATTGCATCCGGCAACCGATCAACGCCGACGTATGGGTTTCACAACCATTTGTTGGCGTTGCCAAGTGTGGGAACAACAAACGTGCAGGGCGCGACGTCGGAACGGTGGACGTTGATAGGTTCGGACATCGCGCCCGGTGAATCGTTGCAGGTAAACACGGCAACCGTGACGTTCGCGGGCCGGGTTGGAAATCAGGCCGTGAACGTTTGAGGGAATCGAAATGCCATACATCATCACCGGATCAACAGCAACATTGTCGAGTGTGACATCCGCAACCGATTTGAATCGGTTGTTGGTGACCGCGCTGAAAATTCAAGAGGTCACGTTCCAAATCGAAAACGAATCATTCGATATCACCGAATTGTCCGGATCGGGCGCAGGTGTTGAACGAATGATGGGGTTGCAATCCGGCACGATGTCATTCACCGGGCATTTCCCAAAGACCGCGCCGCGCACGGGCAACAGCGGATTGGTCACATGGGGTTCATCAAACGGATACGCGCAATATGTGCAGGATTGGAAATTGGATGTTGATTTCGGCGAAATCGAAATAACCGCATTCAACGCCACCGCGCCGACGGCGAAACGATACATGCCGAACGGGATATACCAATGGTCTGGTTCGTACACCGCGCATGCGGTGAACGACAACACAACCGTGGCATATCGCGTTCCGTCGGCATTGCACGCAACCGCGGCAACCGCGACGTTCAAAATCACGGAAGATGGCGCAAATGATCCGGCGTTTAGCGGATCCGCGTTTGTCACGCAAATTTCAAATCCGATCCGCAAACCGGAAAAGCAGGCCTTGGCATACACGTTCCAAGGCACGGGGTCATTGACCGAAACCGTCGGATCAACATTGCCGCCATTGGTGCGCGCCACAACGGGCGCAATTGGAACGCCCGATTGGGACACCGACGGCGACGGTGTGCCGGATGTGGCGGTGGTGTTCAACACGTTTGTTGGCGCGACAACGCATGCATACAACGCGAAGGCGTTCCTGAAATCGTTGTCAATTGAGGTTTCACCTGGCCAACCAATCAAGGTTTCTGGTTCATTGCGTTTGAACGACGCAACCACATTCACGGTGACGTAATACCGGGGGCGACATGGCAACGGGTGGCGGCGGAACCATCGGTGCGGCAAACATCGAATTGGGCGTGGACACGTCCAAATTGGATGCGGGCATGGCCGCGGCCAAATCATCGGTGCAATCGCAAACGGCATCGATGGAAACCATCGCGGCCAATCTTGGCGGTGATGAGGAACAATATCAAGGCGCATTGGCCGCACAAGAGGAATTGAGATACCGGGAACAATTGGCGGAATTGTCGCGCCGGACGCAATCCGAAACAACAACCGCGTTGTTGGAACAGGATGCATATCAAAAGAAATTGTTTGAAATAGGAAAAGAAAAGCGCGACGCGGAGGAGGCCGCGTTGGCGGAACAAACCGCGTATGAAACACGGTTGCGCGAAATGCGCAAAGCCGAGTTGACGGATAGGCAACAAATCGCAAACGTGCAAAAGCAAAGTTTGCAAACGCAACAGCAAACCACAACCGCGACGAAAGAAACCGCCGCGGCGGTCGATGACATTGCGAAAAACGGGGAACAGGTTGGCGGGCCGAACGCGTTCACCAAGTTTTTCAACGATGATTTGAAAGAGGCCACGAAACTTTTTGCCGCATTCGGCAAATTGGCCATTTTCAAACAGGTTGCAATGGACGCGTACAACCTTGGGCAGGCAATCCGCGAATTCGTGATTGGTCATTTGACCACTGGCGCGGAAGAGGTCAAAAAGTTTTCGGAAAACCTATTGCCCAATGACGCGTTGTCACGCGTGAAATCGTATCAAACCGAATTGGACAACGTGAACGCGCAAATGGCGTTGTTGTCCGAAGCGGATCCGTTTGAAATTGCAACGAAACGGTTGGCCGGTATTCCATTGACCGCCGCGGAAATTGATGCCACGTTCCTGCGATTGCAGGGCGTGACGATGGAAAAACTAAAAGACAAACAAAAAGAATTGAATGATTTGTTGCAACCAAACCTTGATCAGGTGAACGCGATTGCGCAACGCGAAATTGAGGCGCAACGCGACAAACGCCGGGAAATGGTTGAATCGGAAAATTTGCGGTTGCAAATGGCGGGCGCAAAAACCGAGGCCGACAAATTGGATTTGAAATTCCGCGAAGATTTGCGGCAATTGAACAAACGCATTGACGCGGAAAAGGATGACGCAACGCGCCAAAGTTTGGAACAACAAAAACAATTGTTGTATCAAAACTACCGCGACGATATCGACGCGTTCCAAAAGTCGGAACAGGAAAAGGCCGACACCGAAACCGATAGGCAACGGGAAGAGAAGGAACGCGAACGCGAACGGCGCGATGAACGGTTACAAAACATCCGCGATGAAAATGAGGCCGCACGAATCGCGTTGATTGAAGATCCGCGCAAACGTGCTGAAGAGGAATTTCAGGCGAACAAACGACGATTGGAAAAAGAGATTGCCGCCGAAACGGATCAGGCAACCAAATACGCGTTGAACGGCAAAATGCAATTGTTGGAAGAGACACACCAACAAACGTTGCGCAACATTGACCGAGAGGCGCAAGAGGAACGAAAGGCGCAAAACGAATTAGCCGCGGAACAGGCCCGGCAGGTTCAGGAACAATTTGCGCAATTGCGCGGCGAAATCAATTCGTTGTTCAACGCGGGCAACATCGAGGTTGGCATCAATCGTTTGGGTTCGCTGTTGGAAGTGTTGATACAAAAGACCGGGGACGGTAGATAATGGCAACCATCACGGAAAAAGTAGACGGGCGCAAATACACACGGGACGCGAACGGCACGGTTGCCGCATCACGGACGTTCATTTGTTTGAATGCGGCGAATGAACATTCGGCGCGTGTTGCGTTTGAACAACACCCGGATTCTTCGCAATTCCCGGGCGCAACGGATTTCGGATTGGTGTTGGATCGGATCGATATTGAGGGCCGCGGCGGTGGTTCACACTACATCATCAACGCGACCTATTCCACATTCCGCGGCGGACGACGCGCAACGGATCCGACATCGATTCCGGCGCAACCGTTTTTCGGATGGGAACGCGCAAAGGTTGAGGTTGAAATTCCATGGTGTTGGGGCGAAAAGATATTGCCCGCGACGAATGAGGACACCGGCGAATCGGTTGCGATTTGGCGCGCGGGCGTGCGCAAAATCACCGAACGCCGGATCCGTCGCACGTTGCGCGTTGAATTCCAAACATCCAACACCCGCGATTTGGATGTCATCGCGGCGCAGGAAGACAACGTGCATGTCATTCAGGGCCAACGGTATCATTTCATCGGCGCGGATGTGTCGCAAGATCCGAAAGACCAAACGCGTTTTGTGATCACATACACATGGGAATGGGATCAGGGAACCTATATGCCATTCGATGGCCAAACGCAATTCATTCGGTTTGATGAATCGCGGGTGGCCGCGGTTGATGGTGTCGCCTATATCCCGTTGACACAAGGCGCGGAACCCGATCAGGATGGCGGGGTGTTGTTACGGTATCCCTATTATCGATTGGATTTGATAGCCAACGAAAATGTGACCCTATCGCCTCGGTGCATCGAATGGTCGGAATTGTTCGTTGACGCGGACGGGTGGCGCGATTTGCCGGGGATGCCCAACCTATGATCACGATTCCCGAAAAATTCGATTCAACACCGCAATTGGTCATTGGGCGCATCGTCGCGGTGAATGGCGAACGCAATGCCGACGGTTTCTATCCTGCTGAAACCGTTTCGTATGATGTCGATGTGGCAATACCGCAACAGGGCATTGTGCGCATGCGAAGGCAATTGCCGCAAACGCGGTTGTTTGTTGGTGCAATCGAATTGGACGCGGCGCGATTGGTTGGCAATTCAATTCTTGGCGTGTTGGTGATGAACAAAATTCGTTGGGAATTTGTTGAACCGCCCGCGTTGTCCGCATGTGGCGCGCCCACGTCGCGATATGGGATTGCACAAACGTTGTTGAATGCGGCACAAGGCGGAACCGTCGGCCCGGTGCAACCGACAACACCCGGAACACCGGGAACGCCAACAGCACCACCAACGGGCGACACAACAACAGCACCCGGGGAGGCGTGATGGAATACGAATTCTTAGCATGCGATTTGAACCGCATGGGTTGCATGCGTGATTTGGCCGAACGGTTGGTGGTCGTGGACATGGGAACGGATGACGTGTTCAACATCACCATTGAATTGGTGACGGGTTCATGGTCAACCGCGGTGGTTCATATTCACTATGCCAACGCATTGACCGGGCCATGGGTTGATTTCACAAACAATTTGCGTTTCACAAGTGCCGATAGAACAACCGGATTGGCCGCGCATGTCGGGCGATATGTGCGGTGTGAAGTTACAACAACACCCGGCGCGGAATGTCGCGTTGATGTCCGAGTGCATACGCGCCGATCCGCGATTGGTCAGGAGGTTTTAGTTTGACATTCACGCGCAAATCACCGGACGAATCCGCGCCCGGTGCGACACGGCGCACGGCATCCGTGTTGTTTGATGATCATTTGGCCACAACGATTTCATGGGGCAACAGCACGGCATCCGGTGGCGCGGTGTTGCAATCGGGCGCGGCGGTGTCTGACAAATCAATCGGAACGGTTTCATTTTCAACGGGCGCAACAACCACGGGCCGAATTGCGGTGTTGTCGCATGTTGACGGGTTGTGGTTCGGTTCAACGCGGTACACGTTTGAATCACGCGCCGGGCTGTTGAATCTATCGGATGCAACCAACACATACACCGTGCGGTTCGGTTTCATGGATTCGGCCACGGGCGATTCAACGGACGGTCATTATTTCCGGTATTCGCACGGCGCAAACTCCGGGCGTTGGGAATGCGTCACGCGCAACAATGGCGTTGAAACATTGACACAAACAACGATCACCGCGGTTGCGTTGACATCGGGAGAACCGTATTCGGTTTTCCGCATTGAGGTTGCATCATCGGGAACGCGCATTGTTTTCAGCATCGACGGGCGAACGGTGGCAACGCATTCAGCGGGGCCGACGGGTTCCAATCGCGCCACGGGCATGGGTTATTCCATTATAAAAAGCGCGGGAACAACATTGCGTCAATTTGTTGTAGACTACACATATTTCGTGGCAAACATTCAGGGGGATAGGTGATGCCCGTGTTGTGGATCATCGCGTGCATTCGTGACCATTCGTTGGTTGATTCCGATTCACAACCATACGTTGACGAATTTTGGTCGGATCCCGTGGCGTGGGGCGCGAAATATTCCGCGATTGAACCCGCGGAACACAAGGCAATTGATTTGATTGTGGCGGATTTGGCCGGGGCATGATCGATTCGTGTTGGTATATTGGGCGTGTGCCAATGTCGGCACGGGCCGATTGGCAATGAACAGCGGGGTGAACAATGGCAATTGAATACTTAGTAGACGGCGCAACAAGTTTCACAACCACATCATGGGTGACCGCATCCGGTTCCGCGGGTTCAGGGTTCACCAACACCGCGGAATTGATTGTTCCGGGTGGTGGCGCATCGATCACCGCCGCGTTGGATCAATCCGCGGCGACATCAACGGGCATTCGGTATTTGATCATTTCCGAAAGTTATTCCGGCAACGTTGGTGATGCGTCAACACCGTTGATCACGGAGGCCACCGACGGAACCGCGGCGGAATGGCGAAGCGACAACACGGAAGGCCGAATTGAACACAACGGCACGGGAACGCTGTTCATCAAAGGCGACACCAACGGGTTGGATAACGTGATGCAAAACGGCGCGGGCCGCACGCTGTTGACCGACGGAACCGCAACATATGTGCGAGTGCAACGCGGCACGTTCCAAAACACGGGCGCGTCAACGGTGACCAATTGCACGGTGATGGGCGGAACCGCGAACATCGTTGCCAAATCGGTTTCAAATACCGCCGGAACGCTGTTGAACATATACGGTGGCGCGGCGACGATTGCGCGTCCGTTTACAACGATCAATGTTTATGGTGGCGTTTTGACAATCAATGTGACGCAGGCCGCCGCGGCATCCGCGACAATCAACCAATTCGGCGGAACGGTGGTGTTGTTGGCGCACGGCAACAACGGAATCACAACCTACAACCACAATGGTGGTTTGTTTGACCCCGCGCGGTTGCGTGTTGACACAACAATCGCAACATATATCCGCCAATTTGGCGCGCAATTCACCGCGCGTCCGAACGGTGCGCCATTGACGATCACCAATACATATCGGAAAGATCCAAACGTCGGGCCGATTTGATGGGCCGCAAAATATTACAACGCCAAACGCGCATCAACACGCGCAACAATCGTTTGTTGGTCGATACCAACGGCACATCGTGTTGTTGTCCCGAAACACGCGCATTGGTGTTCCGCGGGTGTTGTGATGCAAACGACACGTTGTGGTTGTTGACCACATTGGTATCGAATCCACAAATCACCAATGTGAGTTTTCGGGGGAAATGTTTCTACCGTACAGAGGTGACCGCATTGGTCACCGATTTGGATGCGTCAGATACCGAGTGGTTCGGAAGTATTCCGGACGATATGTTGTTGTTGAATGGTCGATGTGTGTCGTTGCGTGAATCGGGTTTTTGTCCGGAATGTCCGCCAATCCCACCCGCCGATTGTTGTTTCCTGACGACGCGCCAACCATGTCGGTTGAATGCCGATTTCACGCCAACATTGCCACAAGAGGCGCGATGTTGCGTGCATGGTTCCGGCCATTCAATTGAGAAAATCGAACGGTTCAATTTCGTTGAATGGGGATACACGGGCCAAACGCGGGTTGATGATTTCTGTTCACCGCGGTTTTTCGATATATTCGCGCCGATATATCAAATCGATCAGATTCGCACGATTCGCGGACGCACGAGCGGCGAATGTGGTAGCGGTGGCGGGTTTGGTTATCTTGGAACAACGGATTTCGTGCAAACGGGTTCGTACTACACCGATGACGGTTCCGAAATCATCGGGGATGATATTGTGCCGATCAACCCGCGACGGGTTGACATGAACACGTCATGGTCATTGGATCGAATCGAAGGCCATCCAACATCGTTGCACATTGGCCGCATGGATTTCGGGATGTATCCGATGGCATATTTGTATTTGCGCGAACGTGAAACACCGCCGGGTTTCGCGCCGGGGTATTCGATTTGTGATGGTGAACAGGTTTGGGAAATCGATATCAACAACGATGGCGTGAATGAACAGGAAACACGCGCACGCGTTGTCGGGAACATTCAATGCCAAGGCGGGCAAATAGTGTACACCGAGGACGGGTTCACCGAACATTGCGTGAAATCCGACGGTTCACGGTTGCGGCGTTATTATCGTTTGCGCCAAAGCCTGTATTATCGATATTACAATATCGATGATGACCGTTGCCCGATCATCGAATGCAACATTGATCCGTTGGGCCGCAATGGGCCATCAAACAACATCATCAACACCATCGACCAAACGAAACCGCGTATTGATTTGTCATGCATTCCATGCCGCCAACAACCGGGGTTGTGATTGGATCCGCACACGCTGACACAAATTGGTTTGGAACGCGTCATTGGTTTGGCGCGTGATGGGCGTTTGGAAACGCGTTGGTTGTGGGCCGCGGTTCGCGGCGGTTGGCGGTATGTGTGGGCAGTGGCCGCGGGAGATGTTGCCGACGATGCAACCGCCTCGCAACGCGTCCGAACATGCGCGGCGTGTGATGCCGCGGACACGGTGAAAACATCGCGTGCGGGTTTGTGCGCTGTTTATTGCGGCACGGGAACCGCGACGGCATCAGGGCCAACATGCGGTTGTTTGGTCGGCATCACCCGCGACGGCAACCCGATTGAACCCGCGGGGAAGGTTGTTGTTGCGTCCGAATCATGCCCGCGGGCGCGTTGGTCATCGGTCACGCATTGAACAGGTTGTGCGCGGATCCGATCCGGGCCGCGGCGATGTCACAAAAGCCCGTTGATAGGTCGATGCCAACGAAACGGAACCCTTCCGCAATGGCCGCCTTTCCCGTTGAACCTGAACCCATGAACGGATCCAACACGGTTCCGCCGGGTGGTGTGACCAATCGACACAACCACCGCATCAAATCATTGGGTTTGACGGTCGGATGGTTGTTGCGGCGTTGCAATCGATCATCACGCAATGAACCATCAACGTTTCCGGTCAATGCGCCCGCATCACGCAACGGCAACGATTCGCAACCCTCATCCCGATCCGTCGCATCCGCCTTGGCGCAATAAAAGAAACGCGCGGTTGAACCGTTGCCATCGTCCGGCATCAACCGCACAACCTCTTCCGAACCATCGTGAACAACGTTCGCGGGCCATCGGCCATTCGCGTTGTATGTTGGAATTTCGGTTCCGATCAAACCTGATGAACCGAATTGCACTGATCCGTTGGCGCGCTGTTGCCGTTGTATTTTTGTCGGATCGTATTCCGCGCCCATCGGAATCCTACAACCATCGATGTTCAACGCGCCGCATCCGTGTTCAACAACATTGCCCGCAACGGTCATGCCCGCGGCGATAGGTTTGCGGCACACTAACACGGGTTCCCATCCGGGTTTCAACGCGGTTCCCCATCCATTCCATTGATGTGCATGCGAACAAATAGGTTCGCCTTTGGGAACACGAACATAGTTTGCGCCTTGCATTGCACGGTTTTTTTCGGTTGATTTGTCGGTTGATCGTCCGCGCCATGAACCATTGGATTTGTCTATAGCCTTCGCGATATCGTGCGATTTCGGGAAACCCATCCCATGAACCCACATCACGCAATCGCGGATTTACCAACCCGCATCCTCAATCGCGCAGGCCAACCGATGAAACATCCGCGTTCCGCCGAACGCCAACAAATGCGCGCCGGGTTTCGCAACGCGCAACGCCTCAACCCAAAACGGTGAACCCGGTACGCCACGATCCCAATCTTTTCCCATGAACGACAACCCGTAGGGAGGATCGGTAACAATCGAATCAAACGATTCCGCGGCCATGCCGCGCATGACGTGCAAACAATCACCGTTGAACAATTCCCACATCTTCCCTGTTGCGTGCGGCGTGTTCATTGATGTTCCCTTTCGTTCAATCATCAAACAACGTTTCGGAGATGTCATCGCGGATTTGTTGCGACAACAGGAAATAAAGACGCGAACGCATACGCGGCCACCAATGGGAACACGGCGTTTCCGCATGCGCGCAGTCTGTCCACCCGATTGGAAAACCCATCAACCATTCCGTGAAATTCGGATTCAATCGCGGGCGCGATGTGGGGGTTGTCGCGGAGGATTCGTTCCCATTGTCCGAAATCTTTTGGGCCAGGTGGGAACAATGGAATTTCACTTCTGTTGCCTCGCTTAGTTGTCCCTTCCGTTGTCCAAGTTTCATCGATCCTTTGTGATCCGTTTGACATGGTGTCGGCCATGTCGAAATCTTTTGGTCCTGGTGGGAACAATTGGATTCCGTCGGCATCTTCCACAATTCCGCCGTTGTGTTCAAATGTCGATAGTCTTTCCCGCTCTTGGGATGCCATGCGCCGTTCGCTGAACTCACACACGGTGTCGGCCACCGTTCCGCCTGCGCAGGAAGGCCCGGGAAACATTCCGGTGACCGATCCGCATTGCGCGTCACAAATGTTGTTGGATTTTCGTTGCCCGCCATCGACGCGCGCGGCGTGTGCCATTGTTGCACCGCATCCATGATCGTCGGATTTTTGCGCGTGCCGCGTGGTGCGCCCGTCAATGCACGCGCCTCCGGTGCGCCCGCTGTTACCGTGGGCCAACCCGACGATGAACAACCGTTGGCGTTCATGCGGCGCGCCGATTTCCGCCGCGCTGAACAAACCCGCCGCAACGTTGAAACCCAATCGTTCCAAATCTTTGCAAACCGTATCGAATCCGAGTGTGAGATGTCCCGACACATTTTCGAAAAACACAATTCGCGGTTGGATTTCTTCAATGATTCGAACAATTGACGGCCATAGGTGGCGCGGATCATTTGCACCATGTCGTTTTCCGGCGGTGCTGAACGGTTGGCACGGGTAGCCGCCACAGATTGAATCCACGATGCCGCGCCATGGGCGGCCATCGAATGTGTGAACGTCAGTCCATATAGGTGCTTCATCCACGGTTTTTTCCGCCATGCGTTTTGCCAATAACGCGCACGCGTAGGCTTCCCGTTCAACGTAACAGATTGTGCGATTTCGGCCAAACGTTCCGAGTGCAAATCCGATGTCAAGTCCACCGACGCCGGAACACAATGACAACACGTTGTTGGAATATGAATCCACATCAAAACCCCCATGGTGATCAACCATTGTTCAACCCTTTTTCAATCGCAACATGCGTTCAAACTTTCGTTGTTGTTGTTTGGCGCGGGTGTCACACACCGCACATGGCGCGGTGTTGCGTTTGCCGTTGCGCCATTTGCCGATTGTGCGCCTTCCGGTGTTGTCGCAATACGGGCATTTGGTCATTGGTCACCGCCGATGACATGGCCGAAACGGTCACGCAATGCGGGCGTGCGTTCAATGTCATTGCGCAGGGTGTCGCGGATCATTCGCAATGCCCGCTGTTCAACCCAATACACCGCGCCCGCGGACATGTTCAACCGTCGCCCGATGTCGGCATATGTCATTTGCGGCGTTTCATCCGTCATCGTCGCGTTCATCGCAATTCGTTTCATTCGATTCCCTTCCGATCACATGCCCATAAAGCCGGGCCAACCGCGGATCGGCGCGAATGGCCGCCCGCAAACCTTCCTGAATCTTTCGTATCGCGTCCCGTTCAATCCGCCCCGCAAGGTTGCGATTGATTCCCATTTGACGGGCCGCCTCCCCCAACGTCATCAACGGGCGCAATGTTGGTTTTCGTTGGCGCATCAATGATTCCGATCTTTACATACACACGCCCGCCGCGCATCACATGCCCGCGTGTTATCGTCAATTCATCAATTTGTTCATCATCATTCCACACGCCCGCGTGTGTCAACGCATCCAACAACGCTTTGGTGAAATTGTCCAAATCGCGTTTGCGTTTGTCCGGTGGATGCAACGTCAAATGCACGCGCAACCGTTGATCCAACGGTGTGAAACTATCGAAATGACACCGCAACGACATCACAACCTGTTCACGGAATGAACGCCCGCGCCGCGATATCAACACGCGCGCCCCGAAACGCATGCGCACAAACCGCCAATATTGATTCACCGATGGCGGGAACGGAACGAAAAACATGCCGCGCCTCCCTTCCCAAACATCAACGCATGTGATGCCACGAACGCAACGGGCAATCCGAGTGCAACCAACAGCACGATTTCCAATGCGTCATTCATTCCACCGCCTCCAACGGATTCACCGCGATTGGCCGCAACAATTCATTGGGAATCCACACCACCAAATCGGTTGGATCGTCCGGATCGTTTGCGCGGTCATTGCGTTTGAAATAGGAAAGGCGCAAATCAACAGGGCGTTTCGTGATCCAACACCAATCCCAATCACGCGGACGCGCCCAACGAATATCCCAACCACCGCGTTCAGGCCAACGCCAAACGATAAACGCGGGCCGATTGTGTTTCACGTCCCAATCCAACACCGCGCGCGCCTTGTGCAAATCGACCATTTGGCGCGGGTATTTCTTCGATAGGTTTTTGATTTCGATTGCGCAAACCGTGGGGCCATCGGGCGTGCGTTGCGCGGTGTAGTCTATGAACGCGAATTCCTCACCCTCCACCAAATGCGGAACGCCCCATGTGCGCGCAATCACCGCGGCGGTTTTGCGCTGTTCAATTCGGAACATTTCGTTGTCGTGTTTCATCGTCATCCCACATGCACGGTGTATACATTGCCGCGGCCGTCAAACCGTTGTTCCCATGTCAACAACCCCGCGGCGCGGGCGTGTTTGGCCATGTCAATTGTATTTTGGCGCGTGCGTCCTGGCGGTGTCAACACACCAACGGGAACCTGCACGGTGATATCCCGAACAATGCCGCCATCCGGAACGCGGTTGCGCAACCCGGCCATGGCAATTTCAATGACCAACAGCGCGGCACGCGGGCGCGAATGACGCAACGCCCGCATGCCGTCGTTTTGCATCAACCGTTCCAAGGTTTCCCAATTGATGTTCATTTGGTTGGCCGCGTGATGCAATCCACCGCGGCCATTGCCGCGTTGTATCGATTGACGATGCGGAACAATTCAACGATGTTGGCCGTATTGGTTCCCGTTGACGGATCCAACGCGCGTGCGGTTTCGTGCATGGTGTCAACCAATGCGCCGATGTCGCGTGCGCATTGACAAACCCTGTTCCGATCCGCGGCGCGGCCATGGCATGTGTTGCAGGTCATTCGCTGATTTCCTCCGGGAACGGTGTTGAAATCTGCGCGTCCGTTTGTTCGCATGCGGCATCCAATCGGCGCAACAATTCTGAACCCGTTTGGAACCGCCAACCTCCCCCGGTCGATAACGCGGCATAACGCCACGATTCAACCTCATTCCGCAACAATTCAATATCGCGTTGCATGGTGCGCATGATTGCCGTTTGTTCAACGCGCGATGTGTTCAACGCGCCGGATGTGTCGGTGGCGCGTTGGGCCGCGGCCAATTGCCGCGCATTGCCAACCGGGAACACATATCTGACGGATTGCCCGTCCGTTTCAATGTGCGAGTGAAAACGCCACGATTTGATTTCGTCCGCCATCGCGTTGAACGGGCCAACCAAATGTTGATCAATCACCCATTGGCGGTTGTTTTCAATCACCGCCTTTGCAACCGCGGTGATTGCCTCCACTGATTGCACGTTCAACAAACCGCGTTCATGCAATTCCGGAATCCATTTCGGTTCCAATCCAACCGCCTCAACCAACGTGCGCCATGCCAAATCTAATTCCGTTTGTTCATCCGTGGTCATCGCATTCCCTTTCATTCATTGTTCCCGCGCGGCCAAAAGAATAGAAACAACACAAACGGCCCCAACAGCAAACCAACCAACGCGCCCAACGTGGCGCGCCCGTGTTTGTGTCCGCCCGTTGCGCCAATGCAAACCCACAACAGGAACCAAAACAACACCGCCAACAAACGCATTTCCGTTGTCATTGTGAAACCCTTTCTTCAAATCGTTTCGATGCCCAAACCCGGATCGGGTGTCCGTGTGCTACCGCCCGTTCCGATGTCACGAAACGTTCGGTTGGTTCGATCAACCCGGCGCGGCGTGCATCCTTGAACACAACGCCCAACGCTTTTTTGTTGCCCGATGGCATGCCCCGCGATTGCAACACTCGCCACACGTCATCCGATGTGATTGTGGGTTGTTCATGGATCAAATTCCACAACACATCAAATGCCGCGTTCATCAATTCGCAATTTGCCGCCGCTTTTGCCGCGCGTTCAATGCCGACATCACGCGCCGCACGCGCCGCGGCCAACGAAAACAAATCGTCAACCATTGGCCACCGCCTCCCTGAATGACCATTGCGCAACGGGTTCGGTTGCCGCGATTCGTTTGCGAACGGAGGCAACATCCATTCCGCAAACCGCGCCAATCCGCCGCAACGATAATTGTGCGCATTGCGGGTGAACGCACGCACGCATCAACGCCACGATTTGCGCACGGGCGCGAACGTTGCCGGGTGATCGATCCGCGGCCAACACCGCCCGTTCGTATCCCGTCATCAACAGCACGCGCGCCAATATTTCGTTGGCGATCACATCGCAATTCATTTGTTCCCTTTCTTTGGTCAACATACAACAAACCTTCCCGCCCGTCAAACCGGGCCAACATGTTCACGAATTTTGGCAATGATGAAACCCGCGGGGTTGTCCAATGTGTTGCGCGAACGTCGCGCCGATTGGATGATCTTTTGGAACGCATCCGCGGTCAACGTCGGACATTGCCGCGCCAACGCCAACCATGTGTCCGAGTCAATCCACGGTTTCGTTTCGGGCAACCAATCCGGGCGTTTGGATTGCGCCGCGGCCCACGAAACCATTTCGGGTGTTGGCGGTGGCGCATCGATTGCCGCAACCGATTTGCCCGCGGCGCGTTTGCGTGCAACCCGCAACGCGGATTGTGCGCGTGATTTCGCGGTTTGGCTGTTGTGTTCATCGAAACGCGGAACCTGCAAACCGTCATCGGTCACCGCCAACCAACCAACCCGCACGCATGCCGCGGCGAATCCGTTGATGCCAACATGCGCGTTCAACCAATCCGCGGAATATCCTGGCAGGTTGCCGTCGGTGGTGTGCGTATCGGCCAAAGCCCACAACGCGAAACAACCACCGACGGCATGCAACGGGTGACATTTGCACGCGTTCGCAATTGCCATAATTTGTGGCGCGGTGACCAATTCAACCCTCATTTTGATCCACGCCACGCGACACCCCCACGGATTCAAGGCGCGATTGCAATGCGGCGGTTTTGTCCGTTGCGGGTTGGATGTCTTCCATTTCCTCCGCGATTCCGGAACCGCGCAACGCGTCAGGGAACGCATCACGCAACGCAAACGCACGCGCGCGAATCATCAACATACGTTTGGGGTTCGTTGACCATGGCCCCGTTTTCCCCCACAACCCCGCGCGTTTCGCATCCTCAATGGTGAACGTCCACGCATGCGGAACCGATTTGTTTTTGACCAAACGGAACACGGTGAACGTACACCCGAATTTGTCACCGTCGCCCGCCCATTCTGTTTTCGTTCCCTCAAATGCCTTGTGTTGAGACACCAACGCCATGGGCGCGTCTCCCCACAAACACGGGCGGCCATTGGTGACCATCACGGATTGCAGGGATTGGAGCGGTGTCAGGCCAAGGTTCAAACCGAATTCAATCGCAATGGCAACGCGTGATTCGGTTTCGATTTGTGAACGCCCATCCAAACCGCGGGGAACCATTGCGCCGCGGATATAGTGGCGCGCCATGTTCATCACGTCGCGCATCGATGCGCACACAACGCCACCGTTGACGATGCGCGGCGATGTGTCCGGCGCGGCCAACACCGATGACCCATCGTGCGCGACGATTGCGCCGCGGGCCGCGGGCGGGGCGCGAAATTCGTTTGTTGTTTCGATGGTCACCGGAACATCAACAGCAGGTTGCGCCGCGGTTTCGATGTCATCCACCGCAACGGGTTCGGGCGCGGTTGGCGCGTCCGCGACGATTGTCGGGCGCGGTTGAACCGCGGATTCCGTGAACATGTCCGGGGAGGGTTTCGCGGGTTTGTTGCCCGCACGTTTCGCATTGTCATTCATTGCATTCCCTTTCCGCGGCGACGTTGCCGCAAACATCATCAACGCGTTTCCGCGGTGACGATGTGAAGCATTCAAAACGGATGGTCATCCGCTGTGACCATCGCAACCCCGCCCAAGGCCCAACGCGGCAATTCCAACGTTTGCAAATGATCGGCATACCCCGGCCACACACCGGAACGCGTGCATTCCGCGAACATTTGCAATGCCGATTTGTATCGGGCGCGGCCCGCATCAATCGCGGCATCATCCAACCGATACACCGCGACGGCATGCGGTTCCGCGGATTCAACAACAATGAATGTGTAGGGTAACTCCTCACCCGTGCATTCGCGCCAACCGTCGCAATAAAACGCCGCTTGCATGTGGTACGCCATCGATGCCGCGGCGCGTGCAAATTCGCGCGCATCCGCGCAGGTTGTTGTTTTCAAATCCGTCACCGTGACACCAGGCAACACGGAATCACACATTGCCTTGCAACGCACGCCCGTATCCTGGTCAACCCACACCATTGGCGTTTGGTATCGATGGCCATTCAACAACGCGCGCGCGGTGCGATTGGCGCGGATCCCGTCAACCATGCGTTGCGCCTTTTCCCATGTTTCGGAATCGACGGCGCGGCAACCTTCCGCCAATCCGTTGTTGAATGCTTCCCATTGTTCGCGCCCTGCCTTGGTGCGCCGATCAACATCGGGCGCGGCAACGAAACGCAACGCCAAATCGTCCGGGCTGAAAAGCATTGCATCAACCAATGAACCCAACAACATGGCGGGTGTTGCATCACGCGGCGACATTGCCGCCAACATGTGCGCGGCGGAACGGTTCGCGTGTTTCAACGTGGAATAATTCGCGGCGCGAATGGCGCGGTATTCCGATTCGGAACATTCCAAGATTTGCCCGGTTGGTTTCATCGGTGACCCTCCACCGCCAAACGCGTGACGATGGCGTGTGCGCGTGAAATTGCATCGAAACGTTCCGCGTTGGAATTGGTTTGGTGCGCAATCACCAAATTGGTGACGGCGCGCCCGATCAACATTTGGAGGATTTGCGTTTGTGGGTGCGCGTCCGGTTTGCGCCATTGCACGCCCAAAATATCATCCACCAACCGTTCAATTGGAACGGTATCCGGTGCGGGGGGTTGCGGTTCGCTGTTGTTCACGTTGTCATTCATTCAAAACCCTTTCCCATGCGTTGGCGCATGCCGTTTCGGTGTTATTCCCATCCACGGAGGCAACACCGATTCGGCGCGGGTCAACGCGGCCCACGTTTATTTCATCGCGTCCAAAACCTTTTCGGCATATTCCACCGTCGCGGATTTGCGGTGACCGCGCGGCCCGCCGTTGTGGATCCGCGCCAATTGCGCGGCGGTGCAACCGCGCCCGTACCGCGACAAATACGCCACAACAACGCGGCGCGAATAGACCGGATCGAAACAATCGGCATAGGTTCCCGATTTCAAAGACGGATCCGCGGCGCATGCGTCAACCCAATAGGCGCGGTGGATTTGATACGGGCCGATTGCGCGGCCACCGTCACCCACCGCGGAATCATCGCCGCCCGATTCAACATGACGGATGGCATCCAAAAGCGAATCGGTCAACGCGGGCGGGCGCGGCCCCGCGAATGCCGCGGCGGTTGTGACGGCGCATGCCGCGAACATCAATGCAATTCGTTTCGTGCTATTCATGGTGTTCCCTTTCGTGTAGTGTCGATTCATTCGGCATCGTCATTCCGAAAGAAACGAATCGGAATGCCCGCATTCAACAATCGGGCGCGGATGTCATCGCGGAACACATTTCGTGCGTTGTGAGTACCGCGCGGGAATTTGACACCGCGCAATGTGTGAATGGCGCGGGCGATGTCGGACGCAAACACCCGGGCGACAATGCCGCGTTTGCAATGAATCGCGCCCAATGCGTCGATTCGAATGGTACCGCTGTTGGTGATATTCTGAAACGTTTGCATGTTGATTCCCTTTCGTGTTGTGGTTTACTTTGCCGATTCAATGCGGTTGATTTCGATTTGCATTGCGGATTCCAACGCCCGGTCCCATTGTGCCAACCGTGCGTTTTGATACATGAATGCAATGAATTTGATTTGTGTTTTTGTGAGGCGGTAGTGTGCGCCCACCGCCTTGGCCGCGGCGCGAATCGTGTTGGTGTCGGTCATCGTCATTGCATTCCCTTTCATGTTGTGCGGCACGCGCCGCGGTTGAATCGTGGCCGCGGGGTTTCCCCCATGGCCGCGTTTGGATCACATCTTTTTGGCCTCACCACCGTGGCGCGCGGCATATTCCTTCGCGCGTTTTTCGGTGATCCCAAACATGCGTTGGGATTCCCATTTGCCGATCCATTGCCAATCGGCGGGTTCGTTGCCGCGCATTTGATCGGCGATGTTCCGGAATTCGTTCAGTGTCGCGTCGTTCATTGCAAACCCTTTCGTTTCGTCGGTGCGCCCATTCGCGCCGATGCATGATCATACCCTATCGGCATCGGTTGTCAACACACTGCAACATATTTGCAAAGAATTTCAACGGAATTGCATTCCGTTCGGGTTGGGTTCGTGCAAACCGTACCGTTGTCCACAATTTGCCCGCAAACCGCCCGCAAATCCGTTCGGTTGCATCCTACCGCCGCGCCTATGCGTCGGTAGGGTTGGCATCCGCGGCGCGTCGTGGCGCATCGTGGCGGGTTCGCAAACAATCCGCAACGAATATCAACACGGGAACGGAAACGCACAACCCGCGGCGGATCGGTTCCGCCGGGTTGCGGTTCGTTGTTGCGCGCATGCGCACAACATCAGCAACATATTCTTTCTCTGTTGTAGGTAACGCGGTTGTACGAAAAATGTTACGCCAACAGCGTAACACAATCGCGACGGCACAAGATAGGAATAACACCGCGGCGCAATGCGAACGAAAACCGCGGGCGTGCAATCGCGTTCCGCGGCGATATATTCGGCGCATGCAAACACACATCGCACGCGCAATCGTCATCGCAATTGCCGCCACCGTTGGTGGTTGCGGTTGGTTCAAAACGCAATCACCGATCACCGGGCGCGAAGTCAACGCGGAACAATTGGCGCAGGAATCACGGGCCGCGGATGCCGCCGACAAACAATCCGAATCCACGATCAAACGGGAATTGGATTCCGCGCAACGAACCGCGGAGGCGACACGCGCCCGGGCCAAACGCGCATTCGACATGGCCGCGGCCCAAATTGAGGGTGAAGCACAAACAAAACTGCGAACCGTCGCCGCGGAATTGGAACAACAGCAATCGGACGCGGACGCAACGTTTGCGGCAATCGTCACCGCGGCAAATGCCAGGATGTCGGACATCGAAACCAAACGCGCTGAACGGCACGCGGCGATTGAATCCGCGTTGGCGGATATTCGCAACCGTCAGGAATGGGCAACCGCCATTGTCGGCACGGCTGAATCAATCGGCGGTTTGTTCGGCCCGGTCGGCGGTTTGGCATCCGCGTTGATTGGCGCGGGCGGTTTGGTGTTCGGATTGAAAGGCAAACGGGACGCGGCATCAACGATGACCGCCGCGGCGCGCGTCATCGATGCAATCGACGTGTTGAAACAACAAAACCCCGCGGTGGCCGCGGCATTCAAGGAACACGGCAAATTGCTGACGGATTGGATGGGGCCGCAGGGTGTCAACCTTGTTGACCGGGTGCAAAATTCGTGATGTGGGATGCCGTTTTCATCCCTTTGGCGTTCGTGATTGCGGCATGTTTCGTAGTCATCGCCGCGGTTCACGTCGCGCATTTGATGCGCGGGAAATACATTGACGATTCGGACGGTGACCGATGAACGAAAACGATTTGGCGCGGGCGGTTGCCGCAATGCAACGAACCCTCAACGAAATTCAAATGACCCAAACCCTTGGGCATGATGCCCAACGGCGGATGACATCCGACATTGAAACCGTCCGCCGCATCATCACGGGCGAATCGGAACCGGAACGCGGGTTGGTGTTGCGAATGCGCAACGTTGAACAACATGTTGAACAAATCCGCAACGACTACACCGCGGTGAGGAATTGGGCGTGGTATGCCATGGGCGGGGCGGTGGTGTCCGTCATCGCGGCGTTGTGGGCTAAGGTATTCGGAACACCGTGACGCGCCAACGCGCATCCGCGGTGATTCATCGCGGCGCATGCCGCGCAAGTTGATTCGGTGGTGTTGGTTGTTGTTTCGGGTTTGTTGCCGTTCGCGGTTTGTCGGTGTTGGAAACCAACGGAACAAACGAAACGTGGGTTTCCTATGTGGGCAAAACGCGAATGTCAAACGGAACCGATACAAATTTGCAAATTAGCGCGACACACGAAACAAACGCCGCGCCCGGTGGGGGGATAGGGGGGACGGTGTGGGTTGGGCCGTCGGAATTGCGCGACATGTTGCAACCGTTGGGCGCGCTGTTGGCGGATCCTGGCAACGTGCGCACGCACGGCCCCAGGAACATCGATGCCATCGCAACATCGTTGCGCGTATTCGGCCAACGCGTTCCGATTGTGGCGCAACGGATGACGGATGGCGGGTTGATCGTCCGCGCAGGGAACGGACGATTGGCCGCGGCGCATTCGTTGGGTTGGTCACATTTGGCCGCGGTGGTCATCGATGAATCCGATTCAACCGCGGTGGCGTTTGCAATCGCGGACAACCGCACGGCGGAATTGGCGGAATGGGACGCGCCCGCGCTGTTGGAGGCGTTGGATGCGTTGGGTGTCGATGCCGCGGCGGATGCGGGTTTCGATGACGCTGACATCGCATCGTTGTTGGCGGGCATTGAGGGTGACCCGTTGGCCGCGGACGATTCCGCCGCGGATCCGGCGGACGGTTTGGAACGGTTCACGGTGCGCCTCACCCGCGAACAATTGGACGCGGTGCGCGGCGCGTTGGATGCCGCGGCGCGGTTGGGGCCGTTTGTCGATTCGGGGAATGACGATGCCGACGGGAACGCGTTGGCGCGAGTGTGCGAAATGTTCCGCGGTTGAGATTGCGGTTGTGTTTTACATCATCACAATGATGGGACGCGGGGTGTTGAATGCGGATGGCGGATGAAATCGCGGACGGGCGGAACACGCGGGCGAACGTCAACGCGGTTGTTGCGGCGTTGGATGACATGCACGCCCGTGGCGTTCCTGTTCCGCCGGAATTGGCGGCGGCCATTCCCGTTGTGATTGCGCGATTGATGCGCGCGGATTCGCCGCGCATTCAGGCATCCGCGGTGAAATTGGCGTTGGCGGCGTTGCGGCATAACTTGGAACGCGTGGTGGCGGCGGATCGAATCGCGCGCGCCGACATGCCGACGGAGGGCAACAGCGCGGCGCAATCACCGATCAAATACATTGAGGGTTTGGGGCCGGACGTGTTCAAATGAAATCCGCGCCGCGTGACATGGAATT